TTTTTAATGAAACCGCGCACGCTGCGATGTGTTGCCGTTACAATTACATCAAGATCATTCAACTTCATTACTTCAACAATGTATTTTCCTATTACTTTCATATCGCCGTATGTTTGCCAGATAGTAAAATACCGTTCGCCCTCATGTTCGTTGATACTCCAGAATAAGAAACCCGCATTAGGAAACCATTTAAAGTAGTAGTTATATTTATCTTTGTAATTGTTGTTTTCATCAAAATAAAAACCATCAAGGCTGATACGTTCGCCCGTGCGCCGTTCATAGTCTTTTATCATATGCTCTAAGCTATCAAGCTGCATTGTTATTCCCCTATTCGCTCGATTATAAAAGTAATATCACCATGCAACCTACGTTGATATCCATTGTATACTCCCGGAATTGTAACCCATATTCTATGAATAACCACTTCTTGGTTGTATTCTATAGTTACAGGTGCTTCTTGGCTTGTATTTATAGCGAAAGTATCACTTGTTGTTTTTGTTCCCGTTATATTTTGGGTATAAGTAACCCTATATTGCCCTTTTGGCAAAAATACATTTTCCTTGTATTTCCCATTGCCTCTACCGTTCCGGCTCCATGAAAACGAAACGAATTCAATCGGATCATATTGAATAGAATACGTTCGCCCATCTTTTTCGATTTTTAGCGGTGTTGATACATCACCATAACGCGCATAGTATTCACGCCCATTAAATGGAACAGTTATATACTTACCACGCGTTACGCTTTTTTCTTCGTGCAACCCGAACCGAAATATTTGGCCGTTCTTTTCTAGTACTAGATTAAGCATATTATTCAATCCTCAATTTAGCGCCATTGGGGAATGTTAGCGTGTTATTATTTTCAAACGTTGCCACGCGCTCCCATGATTGATACCCTTTTTCGTTGCCGTCCGCATATCGGATATAGAATGAACCGGAGTTAGTAAAGTACATTTGAACGCCGTATTTATCGGTTGCATGCCACGGCATAGCAACGCCCGTTCCCCAATTATCTTTACCAAATACGTTAAACTCGTTTACTTTACCGAATGTAAAACCGCTATAACCGGTGTTACCATTTGCAATGCCGTCAAAGTCTATACCATCGCTTTCAAGGGCCTTAATTGTTAAGTTCCCCGTCATAGTATCGCCGGCCTTCTTAACGCACGTTGCAACGTTATCCGCCGTTGCAGCTGAATTAGCACGCGCTGCATGTGTTGCTTCGGCTACTGTATCAGTTTTTTTGTAATAGGTTTCGCCTAGTCCGTTTATAGTATCGGTAATGGTTTTTAATGTACGTGTTGGATTGCTAGTAAATTTTTCGTCGCCAGCTATCTTTTTAATAGCTTCCGCCATTTGATTAAGAATATCTGTAATTAAATAGTCTTTACCATCTACAGTACGTTTGCCAATTACCGCATCAGTTGCCGTATTTAAGTATGGATCATAATACTTAATCGACTTCACACGTGTTGCATCTGTAACGGCGATTGCTACTACTACACGTAGAATGTTTTTCCAGTATGTGCCGGTGTATACATTCATTTTTTCGCTTGTAGTATTGTAATACATCTTATCCGTTGCCGCTTCCGGTGCGTTTGGTTGTCGTAGTGGTTCTAGCGTTGTACTGCCATAACTTAGGCCGCCAGATGCGGAGCGTTCAATATACAAATACGATGTACTATTGGCCGGTAGGCTCCATGCACTTTGCTTGCGGTTAATAGTTTGAATATAATCAACCGCGCCGTAATCGTTGAAGCCGTCAGCAAATGAAACAAGAACAGGCGTTTGACTTCCGTCAATCATCACGCTTAGATTATCGCCAGTTAAAAAAGCGAATTCACCATTACTTACTTTGCCACTTAACACGCGATTGCGTAGGCCACCGCCACCGCCACCGCCACCGCCACCGCCACCGCCACCGGATTTTAACTCCATTGCTTGTGCGATGTTCAATAATTCGTTCCGGTTTTTCTGTATACTTTCCGGAACTGTATCACCCTGTGGTGTAATATCCAAAGGGTATTTTTCTTTATAAGCCATTATTAAACCTCTTCATATGTATAATCTAGTTGGCGTAATGAAATCGCGCCCTTTTGAACATTGATTTTGAATTGTACATTGCGGTTAGCACCGCCGCCAATCTTATAAGCCTTCGTGTATTCATTGACGTTCATCAACGCTTTATAATCGTAGGTCTTAAAGTTCGCGTAGTAGGTTTTGATTGCTTTACTAGCGAATTCAATTGGCTTAGGTTTCTTATTAGAAATGCCAATAGTGCCATAACCGGGAATAAGATTATGCGTTACAAAGTTATAGTTCATAATTAGTATGAACTGCCTAGTTGCAAGCCTGTTACCACTTACTATTGACGTCTGAATTTGTACGCTATCATCTGTATCTATGGTTTCGTCAAGAATGCCAATTTTATTGCCGTAAGCTATGTATACTTCTTTATCTACATTCACCGCATCATTGATGTTGTGCGTGAATTTACGCGATGTAAAAACGCCGCGCCCGTCCTCATAGCGTGGTAAATAATGATAGATAAATACTGTATCACCGTTATATGGCTTAATCCATATTTGTTTACGACTGGATATATGCCATACATCACAATCTTTTGTAATGTATTTCAATAGATACGAGTTTATATTCAATCCGGTTTCAAATGGTTGAATTTCTGCATAAGTATTAGTAGGCATAAAAGACATAAACCCTTGATTGCCTAAATAATAACTGCGATCATCAACACTCACCGTTGCACCGCTACAATACCCAGTAGAGGATAACGGATATACAGTTAAATTCCGTGCATCTGGCGTGCCAACAACTTGATACACACGCCCATATTCCTTATATACGATAATTGCACGTGATAAGAAATCTATGGCAATAATACTGCCTTGGTCTTTATACCCAACATCCACATATTGCGCACTAGATGCATCATTATTGTTGTGAGTCCATGCGTTGTAGTCACCTACTGCCGACCAATTCAACCGATGTGAATGAGTCGATGCAATCAGCACACGTCCAGAATGACTGGATACTATATCACACACAGGACTTTCGATAGTAGCCAATTTACCAGCACCGGAGATAACTTGTAATTTATCACCGCTCGCGATGAGAATATCACCACCAAATGCATGATATTTCGGTTCTCCTGTACCGTTTAACGTGCCTAGTAATGTATTAGTATTGAAATCAGTAGAATATAGATTTCTACCGCTGGAAAAGTACCATTTGTTACGATAGACATCATAATATAGCGTTTCTACCGGTAATCCGAAATCATACAACACACGAACACCAGGAACAGTACGCAAGGCGTTATCAGTCCTATCAAATTCGCATTGTCTAGCCTGTGTTAAGGCTTGCACGTCGATATTTTCCGGTGGGTTGCTCCAATCAAGGCCCAATCTGAAACCATTTGTCATGGCTACTTGTTTTACGCCCATTATGTTATACCCCGTGCCGCCTTAATTTGTTCTGTGATGTAGTCGATGAAGGTCTTATCATATGCAGCGTAATCAGTCATAAGAGATTTTTTCTTCACCATAAAGGATATAAGCTGCACTAAATATTGATGAAAGAATTCGGAAAACGGAATAGTATCGTCTAAATCATCAATGTGATTTTTACGTACGCTATAAAAAACTTGATTAACCGTTTCACCGTCATAGGTTTCAAATGTGCCGTTAATGATGCGGATAGGATACCCGGTTTTAGGCACAAACCCCATAAAATCAGAAGGAACTGCCCTTTTATCTGGTATATCCATATTCTTTACTACTTCACGTTCTTTAATGCTAACTAGAATAGTTGTTAACCAGTCAATAGCTGCGTTAATGTACTGGATATATTCTAGTTGTTCATCAAGGATTTCGTTTGACTCTACATTAACGAGAGTAATCAATTCGCTTACTACCATAATTCCAGTATCCTTCCGCAATTACACTATCATTGTTACCTAACCCATTATTAATTGATTGCAACGCACTAACCATATTTGCCGAAATTCCAGAAATATCAAGGTTCATCACTCTATATACGATATAGTCAACTAATAACGTTTCTAGTTCTGCCGGTAGTCCGCTATCATCTTCTAGCATCTTATATCCCGCAGTCTTTATATAATCAACGGTGATTTTTTGCTCTTTATCTGCATCAAATACTACCGTTTGCAAATTCAATACTTGGTACCTATCTACTTCCGCATCATCTGCTTTAACTTTCAATATGCTAATACATTGGAAAGGCAAAGTGATCCGTCCGTTTCCGGTGCCCTCAAATGTTCCTGTTGCAAGGCTCGGGCAATATTGACCGATTAGGGCATTTAACAGGTGATTTCCCTCGTTGTAATACTCCAACAAATAATACGGAGTATATTGTTCTTGCGATGTATCGCCTATTTGCATGAACGCCCTGTTTAATATGTGCTTTACGTTCATATTCACCCCATATAAGAATAAAGGCGGGTGTTACCCCGCCTAATATACTTACGCTTCTACTACGCCACCAGTCATAACATTGATTACGCCGTAATCTTTGCTATTGAATTTGGACTTTTCAATCGCACCATAGAAAGCGATGCCGTTACCTTCTACGTTGCCGTAATCGTCCACTTGTTTGATATGTTTAGCCGGACGAGATACCGCAAAACATGCCGCTTGTTTACCTAACAACAAGTTGTGGCATACGTTAGCATTAGATGCGCCTGTTTTGTCATTCAATACACGTTCATATTCGTACAAAATAACGCCGTCATATTCGCCTAACGCGCCTGTGAAAATAGGGTTTTTAGAACCACGAACGTTGGCGTTTTGTTGTGCTGCCAACCATTTTGCATCATCTTTCAAATCACGAGCTGCCCAAGGAGAAACCAACATAATGAATTTGTCCATGCCGTCAACTTTAATAGGTTGTACTTTAGGGCCGTGCATTTGTGCTTTACGTTTAGCACGAGAAATGAGTGTAGTTGTTAGCTTATCGTTGGCCGTGATAGATGCTTGCGTGCCGGCAGCAGAAGCGTACAATGTTTCACCAGCGGTAGGAGATGCGGAAAGTTTAGCGATTAACTTGTTATCTTGCCAATCAGCTAACCATTGTTTCAATGCACCTTTGATTTCTTTTAACATATCGTATTGTGTTTTTTGGTCGTCCGCTTCATAGCGAGATACCGCATTACGTACTAATTGAGTTGTAACTGTGAAGTCATAGATATTCAATGCTTCTTCGTTACCGGTTAAAGTAGCACGGTTACCTTCAACACCGGCACCGCTTAAATTCATCATCAAGCCGAATGTTACTGCATCACCTTTTACGCCTGTAAGGTCTTTGTTTTTGTGTACTACATTAGATCCGTCAAGAGCCGTGAATTTATCGAAAAAGGATTCTTTCAAACCTTCATGCCATACCTTTTTAGTCCAAATTTTAGGGACTAACGCCGCTGGGATAGTTACTTGATTTCTTTGTTCTGCCATATATTACCTCTTATAATTCGTCAAAATATTTTCGTACATCGTCCGGCAATGCATCAAGATTGCCTGTGTCATACGCTTTCAAAATATCTTCTTCCGTAACCTTATTAGGTGTAGGAACGCCACCATTGAGCGCACCAGCCTTTGGTAATGTCGCCGCTACTTCTAGTGGGTTGTTTGGTACTTCGGTACTTGTTGCCAATTCATTTTGTACTTCTTTAACAAACTTCCTAATTGTTTCAAAATCGGCTTCCGTGCCTTCACCAATATCAACGCGATAAAAGGCATCGTTAATCGGTTGCGCATCACGCATTGTCATTCCGTTTAACTTATCCAAACCGCGCTGATATAATTCACCAAAGTTTGGTAACGATTTAATTTCATTTACGAAATTTAAGTTTGTTTGTCGTTGTTGATGTACTGCGATTTGCTGATTAGTGATTGCGTATTCTGCGTTAGCTTCAAAGCGAATGAATTCGTTGTACTTTTCAGCATCTTCATACATCAAACCTTCTAAATCTTCCGCCGTCATATTAAAGCGCTTCAACGCTTCACGGCGTACAAAGTCGCGAATATTTGATACTTCCTCTTGTGGCAATTCAATAGGCTTTTGTTGCGCTTCAAATTGTCTAGCACGTTCTTCCGCCGCTTTACGTCTTGCGCGTTCCTGTGCAAGTGCCGCTTTTAAGTTCTGATCGTTCGCATGAGTTTCTTCCGTTTCTTCGTTAGTGTTCGGCGTTTCTGTTTCTACTTCCGCATCATTCGCATCACTTTCCGGTGTTTCAGTAGAGGGAACATCGTTCACACCTTCCTGTGTATTCGTTTCTTCGGTTGTTTCTTCCAGTTCTACGCCCGCGTTTTCTAAATCTTCCGGAGTGAAACCAACTTCTTCGATGTTTACTAAATCTTTTTCCATATCAAATACTCCTTTGCCTTTTAACGTCATTGCCGGACGAATATAAGAATATGGCAGTTTAACGCCGTTGCCGGGCGAGTATATACGTGCAAGTAGTTTAACGCCGTTGCTTAGGGCGAAATATAAAAAACGCCCCATATAGGAGCGTTTTGTTATTGTGTTGATAGTTTATATTACATGCCGCCTAAATCGTTCATAGGCGGCAAAATTGGCGGTGCATTTTGAATGTTTTGTTGCTTACCTTTCAAGGCTAACCGTTCCGCCATAATTTGTTGTGGTGAAATCTCAACCCCTAGCGTTTGCAAGTACATGCTTAATGCTTCCGCTGGCATATCATCTAAGCTGCCGCTAACACGCAATTCTGGCATAGCTGGCTTTTCTGCTGCTTGCTGAATACGCTTCTTAACGGCTTCTTTTTCTGGGAAGTCCATAAAATCAAGGATAATATCCATAGGAATATCAACGCCGGATTTCTTAGCTTCCAATAATTGATATAGGTTAGCTTTTCGAGCTGTTGCGCTCGCTTGGCTAGTGCTAATTACAATGTCAAAATCAAAGCAGCTTAAATCATACAATACTTGTTTGATTGGGTTGCCTTCTTCATCTACTTTAGGTTGTCCAAACGGATCCATAATAATTTGTTCTTGCATTGGCTGGCCTAATTCAGGCTGAATTTGTACAAATTCCTTCTTGCCGTCATCGCCTAAAATTCGCATTGCTTTTTCTTGATTGTAGAATTGTGGAATTAAACCCGGAGCGTTCTTTTCACCCCACAGTAATTTGACAATCTGCAATTCTGCTTCTTTTGTCTGTGCGAATATATCCGCCGTTTGAACGGTGGTTACTGATTGTCGCAAGTCGATTGCCTTGCCACTCATAGAACCAATGCTGCCGGAAAGGCTTTCCGGAGTGATGCCGCTAATCGAATAAAAATCGTTATCCGCTTGTTGTTCTAAGGTTAAACTAATAGCGCTATCCATTGACGGTGTACCGTCTTGGAATGTAACACCCGGTTTCAAGAATATATTTGCTCCCGGTGTTGTGCTTTTCTTTTCAATCGTTTTCTTATCGTGCTCATCTATCTGACCTTGCCAGAATTTCACACCTAAAGACTGCTGATTAACAACGTGCATGCGTTGACTTCGGTTCTTGTTTTTTTCCCTTTGTGCATCTTTAAGATCGCGAACAACGCCGGCCGGTTCTAGTTCATCATCTATTAATTCACCCGTATAGTAGCAATATTCACGCACTAGCGGGAATTTACCGTGCTTATAAGGACTTTCGCCCTCTTCTAGTAGTACACTATCGGAGAACGTTGCATATCTGATTTTAGTATCTGGTATGCTAGTAGGTTTCTTGCCTGTAGCTAGTAACACAACAAATAGCGGGTTATTTTCATCAATTAGGCCCTCTTTTGTCATATATACATTCTTTTTGCCGTATTCCTTGTACCAGTATTGAACTACACGAACCTTTTTATACTTTTCGTTGTACCATAACGCTTCACCATTAATGGTTTCAACCGTGCCGGCTTCTAGTTCTGTATCGTCATATTTATGGCTTAACAAATCAATTTCATTAGCTTTATCCGGGTATACCTGTTTCAGCTTTCTTGTGCTTTCCCAACTATACCGGCCAACGAATTGCGCATCACTTAGATTTTCTTCTGTGCTTTCCGGATCTACGAAAACGTCAAACGGAGAAACACGTTCGATTTTAATTGCTCCGTCTAATTTTTGGTAATCAAATTCATAGCTTACCCAGTAGTTGGCTAAACCGCATATGATTTTATCTCGGAAGCATTTACCTTTATTTCGTTGATAGTGTGCGCGGTCTAAGCAGTATTTTGTAATACCTTTTGCCACTCGACTGATGCGGTCATCTTCTTCAGAGCGTGGTAAGAAGTCCGGTTCTGTTTCATTCTGTGATGCATAACCGCATAACAAATTAACAGTTGCCCGTATTCTATTGATTGTGATTACAGGGCGGCCAGCTTCACGCATCTTTTTTAAATCGGCATCTTCCCATTGCTTGCCTTGCATAAATGCGTAATCTTCGGCAGCACTTTGCCGCCAGTTTGACGTAGCACTTAATGCGCTTTTAACGTTCGCCTTTGCTTCGTATATATCGAATGTTTGTTCTATATTCATTACTCCACCATTTCAGAACCGTATATCATATCGTACATTTGTTCTATTTGCCATTGTGGCATAGCTTGCGCAAATTTCGCTAGTTCCGCATCGGTGTATTTCGCCGGAATAATAACGCCCTTTTCTTCGCGTTCGCCATATTCCGACTTTAATACTCTAAAAGCGTAATCACGCAACGCCCTTTCACTCATACGCCCCATGCAGTAACTTCTCCTTCTGTTTCATCATCATATTTATAACCGTCATTAAATGGTTTCTTCGGTTTCTTAGGTGCAATAGATCTGCTCATACAAAAATACCTAAACTCATCATATGCATGATCCTCTTGTGTTGTATCAACATCTTCCGGCTTGCTTTCGTCATATACTAATTCCGGTAACGTTCTCAAAATATGCTTACATGTAGAGAAGAATTTGATTTTCTTCTCCCTTAGATATGTATGAACCATCATCTTACCCGGAATGCGTTCAGAATTAGACTTTATGAAGTTAATTCCATGACGTGCAAATATTTCAGCAATAGATTCACCTTGAACACTCCACTTCATGCGGTCGTCTTTCTGCCATATTGCTCTATCGGCTATGTCATATGCGTATGTTTCACCCTTACTTAATCTAGCCATTTCGGCAGCCACTTCATCGGGTGTTAGTTTTAACCCTACATCTGGCTCACCTGTGCAACCGTAATATTCACGGTAGCAATGCGCTACACCTTCATAATCAATAGCGTACCAATGAATACTAAACGGCTTACTAAAACCCCAGTCCATAGAACGAACCCGTATCCAACCTTTAGGAATTTTAAAAGGTTCTTCTACGTGTATATTTCTGTTAAATTCCGTAAATACTTGCCCTATGAACACATCCCAATCACCATATAAGAACGCTTTCTTTTCTTGCTCTGGTAACGCTTCTAAACGTTTGACATAATTCGGATCGTTCGCCATAAGAACATAGTTATCGTAAACTTGCGCCGGTATAAACACCTTTTCAAGTCCAGTAGTTTCATCAATAACAGGATTTTCTCCATAATTTGTGGCTTCTACATATTTACGTTTCACCCAACCATGTCCACGGCCACCGGGGTTACAACTACCACGAAAACGAACAGGAAACCCTTTGGCACTACGAAGGCAAGCCGTTAATAATTCGGCCGTGCGTTCCGTATGTTTGGTTAATTCGTCAATTCCTAGATAATCAAATTCTTGTCCCTGATAACCCTCGGCATCTTTGTCATTCTTCACATAACGGAACAATACTTGACTGCCATTCTTTAATGTCGCTATGTGTTTCTGGTCGGAATACTTATATAATTCCGGCGGTACGCTTCGTATCCATTCACGGATAACATTGGCTTCTAAATTCGGATATGTTTCACGGAATATATAACAATGGCTACCCGGATATGTTAAGGCGTAAATGAACACGTCCATGATCAATGACTTTGTTTTACCACCACCACGAGCGCCACCATATACCGCATATGGTGCTTTTGTGTTGTGGAATATATTTTGTTTTTCATTCGGTTTATAGTCGATTGTTATTTCCATATTTGATAGATTTATACAAAAAATGAGATATATCGCCGTGGATATACCTCATTTAATGATAGATTTATGCAATTACCTATTATTCTTTATTCATATTACTAAACACAACCTTAATCGGTTCACCGTCCGCGCCGCTGATTTCTTGCTTATCAGTAAATAGCTTATAACGTTTGCCAAGCAATTCGGCAGCTTTTAGCCTATCATTCAACGCCGGATCTAAACCGAACTGGTCGGGAATATCGCCGCGCATTGTGCTAGATAAGAACTGCATCACCTCGTTAGTATCGGCAATGCTATTTTCTTGCATTTCTGCTAGTCGTTCATCAATATATTGTTTAACGTCAACTTTTTTCAACAGTCTATTACCAGCAGAATACGCCGTTCGTGCGCTATAACCAGCCTTTATCGCTGATTGTGTGGCGTTCGTAGTCTTTAGCCATTCTTCAGCAAACTTTAACTCTTTAGGCTTTAATTTAATATCACTCACTACGTTCACCACCTTTCAACACATTAACTAGATATATTAACAATTCATGCGGCTTTGATGTATCGTATTCAGCCACCTTCTTAAATAATTGCCCTTCTTTAAACGGGTTTCGTTTATACTTCTCCGGAAACGCTTCTGCATATTCCGCTTCGTTATACATGCGACTTACGATGAATACTTTAAATGGCTTATCCCACTTGCTCCATGATTGGCGAGTATCAATAACATACCTTAAACCCTTTTTAACTTGTAGCGCAGTAATTACCTTTTTAATTTTATGCATGTAGTTCATTGATATTCACCCCCTATCGTAGTATGTTGTTATCTTTGCTCTTTATTCTTCTATGTGATCGTGCATATTCCAGCCGCTTGCTTGGATGCGTGTTGACTAGTGCAATATGTTTGGCATCGTCCGTTATATTCGATTGTTTCAGCCGTGCATATGCCGTGCTTATCATTGTTCAAACAATGCTTTCTATCGCAATGAATTTGCGTCATATTGCTATCCTTTCAAATAATTGAATTACACATTTCGTGTAATTTTAAAAATACGGTTGACGTGTCGCGGTTACCGTGTTATACTCTAATCAAGGTAAGGGAAACGAACCCCAATAGTTAATCACAAGGAGAAAATAAAATGTACACATTAAAAGACTTAAGCACAAACAAAACATGGAAATTTGAAACTAAAACAGATGTTTCTAACTTCATCAGCACAATGAGTTTCGGTTTTGAATGGCAATTATTAGACAACAACAATCAAGTTATTGCAACTCACTTTTATGAATAAGGAGATCGAATAATGACCACTTCAAACAACAAAATAAAAGAGGCCCGTTTAAAAGCGGGTCTCACTCAAAAGGCTGCGGCTGAATATTTAGAAATGCCACTCCGTACCTTCCAAGATTGGGAATACGGTTCTAACGCCCCTAAATATGTAATCAATATGGCGGTTAAAATGTTAAATGCAATTCAAAAGAATAAATAGGAGAATAAAACAATGCAAATGACTAAAAAACTTTATGACGTTGAAGATTACATCACATGTGAAATTCTTAAACGCAACATTACAGAAGAAGAGGTTTGCAACTTCTTAAAATCTCAACCACCTTTAAAAGCTTTTATGGTGAACGATGAAGTTGTTCTTACTTCCAGCAATCTTACAAAACAATCTATAGCTTTCCTATTTGAATAATCAATAAAAGAGTACCAACAAGAAATGAATAATCAAATACGCCAAATGTTAGCCGCTAGATAATAGCGGCTTTTTAATTACTCAAAACCAAACACGCCACAACTTAATGTGATCTAGCATCAAAACAATTTGGGTTAATTTGGTCTAAAACCTTTACATAATAAATGCAGCATGTTCAGTTTTCAATAATCAAATGTTACTTTTATACAAGAAATGGGATATATCGCCGTGGATATACCCCATTTTATTTTTGTTTTATTCATTTTGTTTGTGTGTTCTAAACAAATACCGGCAATCTATGAAATCGTACAAGTAGTTATGGTATTAGGAAGTACATATTTAACAAGGATCGTATCTCAAATGGCATGTGTTCGTTGAAAGGAATTTAACGCCGGTATCTGTTTAAAACACACAAGGGGAACATTTACGCTCCCCACGGTGTCGTATGTTTAATGGGAGAATTTAGTCAATGTCGTTCAAAGCTACATATGACACTATAATTATACTATATTATGCTTTTCCGCATGTTTCCGATATAGTCCGATGTATTCCGACTTGTACCGTTTTAGCAGTATACATGCTAGGGTAATATGTATGGTGTAAATAATACCCAACCTTGATAAGTCCAGCCGTTTTTAATTCGCTGGCTTGCGACTTTTCAAGGTCTGTAAAATATCTAGCATGTTTAGCACTTTTGCCGTCAACATATTCACGCATCAATAATATATTTTCCTTGCCTTTCGTACATGTGTTGATGATATCCGCTGCGGTTTCCCTTTCATCAATCAACGCCCCTATTTCCTTTTGCACGGCATCACGCTTACTTTCAAGCCGTATAATTTGTTGCTCCAGTCCGCCCGGTGTTCCTCCACCTGTTAAGCGTTCCTTTGAGTAATCAACCGCCCCTATCGTTACGATATCAGATTGTACATGCTTTAGATCTTCTTTCAATGATTTAATTTTCATTGAGATTAATTTAATCGGTTCTAGGTACTTTTTGGCTAATTCTCTGCATTCTTTATCCGTCATATATTCCCCTTTATCTCATGTTCTTAACTGTTTCCACTAACATGTTTAAATAATCCTGTAAATTGGTTTTGATAGCATCATTCACGATTTGGATATTGTCAGTTGTTACATAGCTAGCAATTAGCATTTTATACATAGCATCTTTGGTAGGTACTAACACCGCTATTAATCCGCTACCAATAAAAACCACAAATAATAATATTACCTTTGATTTATTAGCTTGTATTTTTTCCCTAGCTTCATCTTCAACAAAATATAAAAACACCAGAAAACATACAAGCATTGCCAATACAAAAAATACAATTTGATTTAAAGCATCTATATTATGTAGTACCTCAATCAAGTACAAATACATCGGATCAATAATAGGCATTACACATTTCCCCTTTCTAACCGCATAATGTGGAAGCAAATAATACAAGTAAACTTATTGTTATTACCCCTGTTGCAAATTCCCCGAAATCTTCCTTTGTGTAACTACAACAAACTAGCAATATTTATACAACCACCAGCGAAAACAGAAAACTTTGATAATTTGACATGCTCACCTCTTATAAAGGGGCGTTTATCTTGCCCCTTATCCACTACATCGTAAATACTGATATTAATTTAATTAATGCTATCACTAGCGAAAACACCAATGCAGCATCAAATAACAATTTAATCATGGTTATTTACCTGTGCTGCCAATACCACCGGCACCGCGCACCGTTTCGATTAATTCATCAACTTCTAACAACTTTAATGCGCCAACCGGTACAAGAATACCTTGTAATAATCTATCGCCTTTTTGAATTAAATACGCATCATCACTGGTGTTCTTGAATATACCTTTGATTTCCCCTCGGTAATCTGCATCAATCACGCCAAATGAGTTTGGAATAACTAACGGCGTTTTACTCATGCTAGATCGTGGCGCCAACATTAACATATATCCTTTTGGGATTTCCATTGCTAGACCTAGCGTTACATATTGCGTTTGATGCGGTTCTATAACAACGCTTTCCGGTTGGTAAAAATCCATTCCGGCAGCATCTGCACTACCAATTTTAGGTAACAATACGCCATTCATAAACCGCTTAACCTTGATTATGTTCTCTTTTTCACAACCAAATACAAACTTCTTTAACTTACAGATTAAACCCATTTAATATCCCCCTTATTTCAAAAGTTGTTCTAATACGGCGTTTCGCCTATCCATAATCCGTATTTCTGCCCTTGGGTTATCTTTATCAATACCCGCTATGCAACTATTACCATATGAACATATCCACTTATCATCATCAATGACTTTGGCTTTTGTTAATATATCGCTAGTTGCTTGTAACAACCCGATTAAATCCGGCCAGCTTCTTTTATTCGGCAAATAGTATTTACATTCAACAACCACTATGCCAGATATATGCAATTTCTTCCCAGCTAATTGCCACATGCAAGCATCTTCATAATTCTTATAGGCTTCTGACGGTATTATAATAGGCTTTCCCTTTCTGGATATAATTCGACCGCTATTTTTTTTAGTCGCTGGCCGCCCTTTTAATATAATGTCAATCACACCCATTTTCCGCTAACCTCACGTCTTCATCTTCGTATTCCCACAACTTAACGCCAGATTGGTAACTCCACGATGTACTACCACAAGGAAAGCAATATATAACGCCATATTCACCTACACCAGCAAAATATAACTTCCGTTCACCAAGCGCCGTATTGACAATTACTTGCGTATCAACTGGAACTTTTTTCCATTCCACAATACCCAATAAACTTGCAATAGAATAAGTTTTATTGTTACCAGCAATGCCCAATAATCTACACGGAATGCGCGGAGTATGTTCCCGCACTTTAAAATGTCCACCGTTTTCGATAAAAGTAGGATTTACAAAATAGGCGTATGCCCCGAATATTTTAATATCGCGATAACCTTCATCGTACATTTCCTGTAATAACCATTTCGCACCTTGCTCATTCATCATAATTCAATTCCCCTTTTATTAATAAACGCTTTATTTGTTCCTTGATATGATATAAACACAATTCCATTGTTCCGTTAAAATGTTGTAAATTTTTTTTTGAAATTACTTGTCTTAACCGTTTTTGTTTTTTACCGTTTGGAATACTATATTCAATCATGATGCAATAAGAATTTGCGTTTACCTTTGGTTTTAAAATTCTATTTCCAATAACAATGGTTAAAGCACTTGCAAATTGTTCATGCGTATATGTTAGATCATTTGCTTTTACAAGTTTTTTCATTTGCCACACCCTTTATTTTGATATTCAAACATTATTTCTGTTTTCGGCGCATTAATCATAACAATAATGCTATGATGTGCGGGCGATTTTGTATGTTCGCCCGTTTCACTTATGAATTTAATGCGCTTAGTTGGTACGTATACGCTTATATTAGTCTTGTTAAACAACTTATGCCGTTGTACCCCCCCCAGTGTATCTATAGGCAATACCAGTACACACGGACGGCCCGTTTCTATGCATCGCGCTATAATTTCATCTTTATTGCTATATGGCGGGTTAGTGATTAAATAATCAAACTCGTATTCTTTCGTTAGAAAATCATTAATGCCATATATAGCTAATGGATCATAATCACGTGTAACAATTTTTGTAAAATTGCTTTTATCTGTATCAAACGGCAACAAAATTTTATCGCCAACTTTTGGCGGGAATACATTAAGCATCGTTCTAACTGTTTCTATAGGTGTATACCATTCATCGCTTTTACAGCCTTTTATCAATGCTTCTTTCAAGATTTACCTCTCTACATATTGCTCACATCGTTTTAAAATATCTTTTACTAAATCCAACGGAATATTTGACCTTATGTTATATCGATTACCATTACTTTTTAAGTCTGCCCATTGTAAATTAGGCTTTATATTGTCATTTAATAACTTTAAATCGATATTACTACCAAATTTAGTTGGTTTCTTAACTGGGTAATCGTAGTTGTTGTAATAGGTTAAATTCTCATAAGGAACATCGAACCCTATTACATTTTTGATGTATTCCCATATTCGCCCATATGCTGGGTTTTCAATCACGAATACTTTAGGTTGATAACGCTCAATGATTTTTAATGTGTTGTATATGCACATCTCACCATTGATGCGTGTTAGAAATGACTTATCATACTTAAATTGGTAGTTTTCATAGTCAGCTTGATTTCTGATTGTGAATTTACTTCCTTGTTCATATTCACCAAATAGATTTATAGTCATATCCTTTTCTTGCTTCCAACACGCATTACCACCTTTCATAGCACTTGCTACGCTCCAGCTTTCACAAGGTGGACTAGCTAGAATAACATCTGGTCTATCTAGCTTGTCCAACTGCTCCCATAGTGCGTTAGGTTGATGCAATGTATTAATCGCTAAGTCTTGATTGATACACGCATCACCAATGCCTATTGATGTGATCGTGTGTTGCCCCCCCACATTCACGTTATATTCATCTACCGCTTGACGATAGCAGCCGTTGCCATCATCAAATAGCCCCCATATATGCATTCTATGCTACCTCTCCGTGTTCGCACTCCACATCGTGCTTTCAATTTTAATCGCCTCTTACTATGCCCCATATGTTCGTTTCACCGCTCATTGAGTGTGCATCGTATTCAAGCAGCCACTTTAAACAATGCCGCCCATGTTTAAATCTATCCGGCTTATTTCTAGGCCCCGGACTTGCATAAGTTACCGCTTCAACCCATTCACAATGCGCTTCGTATGTATACCACGGATACATAAGGCAATATGCTTTTATGTATTGTTGTTTACGCTTTCTTTGTACTAATTCCATCTTCTATGACTTCCTCACATTCAATTAAGCACGTAATGGGTGATACCGAAACATTTACATTCGAAAATACGTCTTTAAAAGTAATTACCTTTGCATATCCAAGATTAATATTGTTTATTACTGCATTATACGCTTCCATGTCGGAACTTCTTTCATATTTATCTTCAAATGACTGCGTTTGATACCTTCTAGTCGCACCATTCATAAATACTGTTATTCTTAACATATTTACTCCTTAACTTAACATGCATCTAATTTTTTTATTCCTTACGCCTTATCTTTAAAAGGGTTTATGGTTTCAAACACCACAAAAGATGTATTGTTGTACCCGTGGCGTTTTTCCCACTTACGAAATACCGCGGTTAATTCTTCTTGCAATTCATCTATATGTTCTTGTTTTACATCTAGTAGATAATCTTCCGACCATTCTGCTATTTCATCGTCAAGATCATATTCCGCAACATCTTCAATAACACGTTCTGCATCAACAGTTGGAATATAATAATATGGGTTTCCAACTCTAATCATCGGTACTTCTTCCGCTGGGTATGTATCCGCAAAATCTTTCACGGCATCTTCAATGCTTTTTTGCGGATACCCTACATACCCACCAAAACACCAGCACCACTCATTCTCGTTTTTTACTAGCATTTTTACTACCTCTTAGAACGGAACATTTTCATCGTTGCTTTTATCATCTGCAAAATTTTCAAAGTTACTTTCCGTTGCCGTATCATTCAATGCGGATACACCAACAAAACCGGCGATTACTTCCGTAACGTATTTCTTTTGGCCGTTGCTATCTTCATAAGAACGTGTTTGAATACGCCCCTCTACAAATATCCGGTTTCCTTTTCTGTAGTTTCCTACTGCTTCGCCCAGCTTGCCCCAAGCCACACAGTTTACAAAAGCAGTTTGTTCTTTCGTTTCATTTGTCGCGCTATCAACATAAGTATTGCTTGCCGCCACTGTAAAAGTAGCCACCGCACGTCCGGATTGTGTATATCTAACTTCCGGATCACGTGCAAGATTTCCCAATAATTGAACACTATTCATATATTTACCTCACTATTTTCTAAATAACGCATTTAAACGATTTTTGACATTTGAAATAATTCATCTAATGTATAATCGCATTGCAATGCATCGTTTAACATCTCTTGAATTGCCAACATTTCGGACAATCTAAAATCAAATTCACCACGTTCATGCTTTTTGTAGGTTTCAACTGGTATTCCAGCAGCTTCCGCCAACTCACGTTGACTCATAAACAATCGCTTTCTACATTCGATTAACTTCGGAAATACATTATATTTACAATTCATTTCAGCACCCCTAGAATTTTTGCTTTATATTCTTCTGCTATATCCGCCTTTTCAACTAACCCCTTTAAGTCAATCGGTTCAAACCTTTCAACTTCAACTAAATGCCCATTATCAAGCATCTTAATTTCTGTTTTAGGTGGCATATTGAGTTCTGCCCTTTTTCGCGCTTCCATTAATAGGCCGTTACTTTTAATACTTTCCGCAATTTCCATATGTTTTTGTTCGCGTGCTACCAGTTGTTCATAGGCTTTACAGAATTGGCTCATCGCTGCACTTTCGTTATAGCTTTGACAGTTTCTTGGATCGAAGAAACGCCATATTGTTTTAGCAGCAAGCCTTGTAATACCTTCAAGTTCATTAAGACCTTTTTCATACCCAAAACTACTAGCAACCTTTCTGACTTCTTCCCATGCATCTTGCGCTATTAACCGCTCTTCTTTTCCGTTTACATAACCGGAAATTTCCGCCGCTTTCTTGCGGATAGTGGCAACGGCTGGAACGAATTCACATGTATTAATACATTGTTTAATTGCTTCCGCCAAAGTTACAGGGTTGATATCTTCTAGCATATAGGCGTACATTTTAACTTTTGTATTGTCAATATTCGGATATATCAATAGTTGGCCCGTAGCTTTCAATATTTCCGGTTTCATCTGTTCCTCTTTCTACTGCATCAATCAATGCATTAAGTTCCGCAACCTTTCTTTCTGTATCCGTCATAGCTGCCATTTCGTTTGAATTGAGATATGTATCAAAGTGGCTTGGCGCGAATAGAGTTTTAGGTGTTAGATACTTTTCTAGTTTTGTACCTTTCCACTCACGGCATTTTTTATCAATGACGGTTTTAAAATCATTAACAGTATAACCTTCTTTTAGTCGCGATCTAATTGCCTGTACATATGGTTTAGTTGTAGGTTTAAACTTTGAACCTGTTTTTAGATTAAGATATTCGATAATTTCAAAGTGAGATTTATCAACATCGTCATGTGAAACATGACATAGTATATCTATACTATCCTTACCTATCCTATCCTTACCTAACCTAACCTTACCTATCCTATCCTTACCTATGGATACAGGTTGTATACATTTTGTATCCATATTGGATACATCTGCTTTTAACGTATATGATTTATCTTTTTGAATGTTGATTAAATCACGTTCCGGCAATGCACTTGGTTTATACCTATCGTTCTGAATGTAGTTATGTATCTTCCAATCTTTGATAACTACAACACCACTTTCAAACGGTATAACAAATTGCTTTGCAGTAAGTACTTTCATATCATCTTCTTTAGCACCAATCATTCGCATAATTGACTTCGGCGCATTGATGAAACCGTCATCGTCCGCATCTAGCAACATATGAAAGTATAGATTTTGTGTTGTTGCTGGCATATCTAGGAATGTATCGGACTTGATAATAGATTTTGACATCATTCTTCGTTCTGCCATTGTATCTTCGAATTCCTTTCTTTTAAGATTTCTCTAATCTGTTTCGCATCTGATCCATGCGCTTTTATATGACAATCTCTACACAAACAAGCAAGATTGCTAAGATTAGATAACCCCATTTGCGACCTAAACACTATGTGATGCACTTCGGTTGCTTGCGCTCCACATAGCACACACAACCCCTCATCACGTTCATACGCCCATTTTCTGGTGCGGGCGTATAGTGCGTTATCCTGTCTTTTCCTTTTGTTCATATTCGCCCCATTCATTTATTAATGAGTTGATATAGTCATCATTTTCAATCGGTATGTTTAACTGGTTGCATTCATCAACGAGTGCATCAATTAAACGTCGCATTTCGTCAACTGTGTAAACGCTGCTCCCATGATATGCACGAACAATTGAATATCCTTCCGTTTTGGCTGGGCCGGCATCTTCTGCATGCCAGCCTAACCCGTGGCTTTGCCAAATTTCAATAAAACGCTCGATAGCATCGTTTTTAATCGGTAAATAGGTAAATGTACCACATTCAATCAAAACTCGCTTGTACACCTCATTTTTTGAAATATATGCGTGTTTTGAAAGTTCCCGCGCTATCTTATCACACAATACCCACGCATAAGCGTTGGCATTTAGCGAGCGACGTTTTACCTTTCGTTTGATTTCGACTATATATTCAACTTCCGGATCTAACTTATTTAACGTTTCATCTATAGGGGCAGGAATTAGTATATTCCAGCCTATAGACTTTATAACGTTAATACCTTTCGTTACCCATTTCATTATTCGGCGCCTTGTTGCTCAATGAATTTCTTTAACCAATCAAGAGCGGCGACTATTTCAAAGGCATCTAACATCGCAAGGCGTGGTTTTTTAAATTCCGTTGCAATGTATTTTGTGATTTCTGCCGGTGGTACATTGTTATCTTTTGCAAGTTTACAAAATTCTTCATATCCGGCAACGTGCGTTTCTTTTGGTTTAGTCGCTTGCGTTGGTGCTGCACTTCCACCCATTGTAAAGCGTACAACCCCTTTACTATCAACTATGGTTAACTTGTTGATATTTCGATTTTCGTCATAGTCGATTTCTTTAACTGTAAATTTTGCGTATGACTTAGGCTTTCCGTCTTTCCCCGCTTTCCATTCGCCATTTTGCAAATTAATATAGGTAAACGGAGCGGAATATAATTCTCTACCAATGCCCCAGTTAAAGCATGCACGCTTGAAACTATCAGATGCTTGGCCCTTTTCTTTTTCTGTGTTGCTTTCCGTGCCTACATCGGACTTACCAACCCACTCGCCGGTTTGTTGGTTATAGATTGAAACTGTGCAATATAATCTATCGCCAATGATCGCATGTTCACGTTTCCAATTCATTGCGCCTACTACTTCATCAAGCATGCGCATATCAACGCGTGCATCTTTGTATAGCAGCACAACTGCACCTACGTTGCCGTTCTTTTCATTTAGCGATTGAATACGGCAATCTATTTCATTCGCTTTTAGTGTTCTAAATTCCATACATGCCACCTACTTAATATAGAAATTTTGGTTTACTTTAATTTCTGCGCCCTCTACCACTTCACCGGCTTTAAGCGCTTTTTTAATTGCCGTTTTATCGGCTTTAATTTCAACCTTTGTAAAGTCCGCCGGAATTACATCAAGGTTTATAATTTCAACGCTTTCGGATTTTCTATAACCGGCTTTAAATGTTCCAACTTCTAATTTTTCGATACCTTTTTGCTTCATTGAATATTCAATGTTGTTTTTCAAGGTTTCAATAGTGCTTTCTTTTGATTTTTTAACTTTGTTCAATCTATCAATTTCAGCCTTAATTCCTTGTATATCAGCTTCAACGTTAATCATGTATTTTGCCGTGTTTTCGATTTTTTCTTCAATGGATAAATCAAGCATTTCTAATGTATTTTGAATTGCTTCGATTTCTTCCGGCGTTTCTGCCGCTTCTAGCATTGCGGATAGTTCCGCGTAATCCTTGTTTAGTTCGTAAATACTAGCCATTTTTATTTATCACCTTTCAACAATGTAATAATTCCTTCTACGTCAACATTCGTTATAGGTGAGTCCATTAACGAACGATAACTTCCCATATTTATATAAATTAATTTGCCTTTATATATTGCGTATACATCATAAGTAAAAATCACTTCGCCGTTTTCTGTGTCATTTTTTCTAACACCAAGATTAAGAGAAATTTCTTTATCCGCAATTTTTTCACATAACTCTGTAAACATCGCAGTAACTTCGGCGATTTGTTTTTTATTTAATCTCCATTCCATAATTTCACCTTGCCACCTTAACCGCTCATCGTGTATGATGAGGTTAAGATGCTTTAATAACTCACTTTTCGCATCTGCCCTTTGGTAACTGCAATTACTAAAGGGCCTTTTTTATTTCGTCAATGTAGATGCCACCATATAATAACGCAACGCCTAACAATCCTTGTAATACCGCTTCATATAACGTAATATTGTCAAGTTCTAAACTGCCCGGCGTGCCTATCAGTAAGATTGCACCTATAGCTTTAAAAACCGTTGTCATTCTAATTCTCCTGTGATCACTAGCATTTGGCTGGTGATTTTTCTTATTTCACCTCTTAGATACCGATTTTCTGATTGCAAGCGTTCGTTTTCTGCTTGTAACTGTTTATATCTGACAATGTTAAACTCCGTTGTCAGTCCCGCTAATTTCTCAACCTCATTCCGGTTGAATTTCACGCCGGGTATCGGTAACTGGTGTAACTTGCCGTCATTTCTGAGGTTATAGACTGCTGTTTCTGATATTGACAGTAACGCAGCAACCTCTTTAACTGTGTAAACTAATTTTTCCATAGAATTCGTTCATACATTCTCCTTTTTATAAAAAATAATCAACCGTTACACCGAAATAATCGGCAATTTTTTTTAGCGTATCTACGCTAGGTTTTGAACGACCTTTTTTGTAGTCAGTCATTGCCGCTGTAGAAATGCCCGTAGCTTTACTTAATGCATATGCAGTTATGCCATGCTTTTTTAAAAGCTTTTCGATTTTCTCATACATCTTGCTATATCACCTCGATTCTGATATATTAAAAATAACTAATATTTCTTAGCTAATTTTTACGTGATTTATAATCTCGTTTTCGTTAGCTATCTCGCAATTTCATAATATTATGTTTTTGCGAGAATGTCCAATTAAACGTTTATAAAATTTCTTAAAAGAGATTAAATCATGGGTAACAAAAACATATATAGCAAGATAGAAGCTCTATTGAATCAACATAATATTAGTGCGTACAGACTTTCTAAAGATACTGGAATTTCAACGGCATCGCTTACAGATTGGAAAAAGGGGCGCTCAAATCCTAAAGCAGATAAAATACAAATCATAGCGGATTATTTTAACGTTCCTATCTCGTATTTTTTAGATAGCACTGAGCAAACAAAAGAGGTACCACCTATTAAAAGTGATACCTTCAATGTTGACTTTAAAAATGTGAAAGTGATGTTCTATGGGGATTATGAACTTACTGAGCAAGAGAAGAAAATGGTTGAGAATGTGGTTAAAGGGGTTATTTCATCACGTAAAGACGAAAGGAATAAAAAATAAATATATATAGGGGTGTAGTATGAAACGGATGTATCCTATTGTGTTAGATATTATTAAAGAAAATCGGTCTAATGACCCAGATGTTATCGCTAGAAATTTACGCATTAGTGTTCACTATAGATCACTGCCAAAGCATTTGAAAGGACTGTTGATAAAAACACCTTTTTCAAAGGATATTGTTATTAATTCAAAAATAGACATCAACCATAAAAAGGTTGCTTTGGCGCATGAATTAGGTCATGTTATATTGCATAAAGGCGGATACAACTTATTTGATATTGACCTATTAACCGATAGAGATAAAAAAGAAAAGGAATATCAAGCAAATAAATTCGCTTTTTTATTAGTAGCGCATACCTGTTTAAGAAATTCGCCGAAAATGATTGATAGTATCCGTAACGAAAAGGAACTAACATTTAACGATACGATAGAGTTGCTTAAAATATTTGAGCGTACAGGTTGTTATATTTAGGGGAAATAATCATGAAGGTAAATCGTAAGGAAATACAAGATGAAATGATAAATATTACATTTGGGACTTATTTATTTACATTTCTATTTGCTGGAATATTTTTCATCATAGTAGAAAATAAGGGCGATACTATAGGTATTTTTATATCTGGTATTTTATTCTGGTTAGGATATTTGTTAATTAGATTTATCAACAAAAAACAAAGTACAAAGTTTTTAGATAATTTAGAAATGAGAGAATACTATGCAATACAATATCAGCGTGAGGAAGAAAGATAAGGGTTTCCAAATAATTGTGTCGTATAAAGACGGCTACAAGTGGCGTCAAAAATCAAAACAAGGCTTCAAAACTAAACGTGAAGCCAAGGAATACGGCCACGTTATCGTTAAGGAATTAGACAAAACCGTACTACTCACCAAAGATACGGAATTAAAAGACTTAACTTTCAAGGAATTTGCGGATATGTTCCTTGAAATAAAAAAAGGCCACGTTACGCACAATACATTAACTATGTACCGTCATGCCGTGGATGCCTACAGTTCTATTAATAATATTAAATTGTCTAACATCAAACCATTACATATTCAAAATGTAGTGAATAAAATGGTCTCTTCGCCTACTACCATCAATTCATACTACAAAGTGGTTAGTCGTATATTCTACATAGCGATTAACCCATACAAGATAATTTCAGATAACCCATGCACTGGTGTTAGGTTGCCGCGTGTCGAACGTAAGAATATGATCCATACCATTTCCGATGAAGATTTGAATAAGTTCGCAAAATACATGAGGGAAAAATATCCACAGGCCTATTACTTTTTACAAATTGCTAGATATACTGGTATGCGATTAAGTGAAGTATATGGATTGACGTGGAATGATATTGACCTAAAAAATCGCAAAATTTCCGTCAATAAGCAACTTCAATATGTCAAAGGTGTAATTACCTTCGAGAAAACTAAAACGGCGAATTCGGTGCGAATTTTGCCAATTCCGCCTATCTTAGAAAAGATACTAATAGAATACCAAACACATGAGTTGGAGTTTGAGTATGATTTAGTTCTAAACCCATACAAGAAAAATGGTGTCAAATGCCAAATCAACACCTATTTAAAACAATTTGGAGACAACCTATCAGCGCATAATCTACGGCATACATATGCCACGAAATTATTGGCTAACGGTCTTGATGTAAAAACTGTATCAGCATTACTCGGCGATACACCGGCAATGGTGATGAAAACATACTTGCATTATAGCGATGAGATGAAAGCAGCAGCATCAAATGCAGTTGCTAATATTTTTAGTTAAAAATTTTGACGATTTTTGACGAATTGAATATTTAGCTATTAAAAGATACAGTAAGCAAGTACTCTTTTATATGTTCATTTTTAACAATCATA